TGCGGTTGCTATGGCCACTGATGTTGTTAATGATGCGATAGATGAGTTAGCAAATGAGGCTTTTGCAGCATTGTTGCCGGCTCTGGATGGGTTACAAAGTGAATTAGGAAGTATATTAGGTGAAGTGACTAATGCAGGAGAAGCGGTATCGGCCTTAATGCAGGAAATTACAGGTGATATAAATAACTTATTAAGAACAGTTCAGGGAGAATTTAATGATCTTTCCAGAACAATTTCAAATGGATTATTTGATTATGCATCAACAAGAGGAACTACGTGCGCCTCTAGACCCGACTCACAAAATGGATTACGTTCAGCATTAAATCAGATTATATATTAATAAGGAATATAAATGGATAGACCAGTAAGACCCACCACTACGAAAGAATTATCATCTATTATATATTCTGATTTCTCTAATAATCTAGGAATACATCCTGTTACTGGAAATATCACAAAAGTTACAAATCAAAATGCCGTTAAACAAGCATTACGTAATTTAATTTTAACCAATATAGGCGAAAGATTATATAAACCAGATATGGGTGCGGATTTATCAAAATATTTATTTGAAAATATAATTTCTGATACTGATAATTTTTTAATACGAGACAAATTAATTAAATTAATAGAAATATATGAACCTAGAGTTGAATTACTCGATGTTCAGGTATTGACGGCAGATAGTATGGATAAAGTTAATGCTGTTACAGGAAATAAATTGAATGATTATGATTTATATACTGGCGGATCATCTAATATAGAAAATTCTATGATTATTAATATTATTTTTCGTATTATAAATACAAATGAACAATTAAACGTAAATGTTATAGTAGAGAGAAATAGGTAATGGCAGATTTTTTAGACATAGAAAACTTAGACTTTAATACATTAAAATCGTCTCTGAAAACATATCTTAAAAATCAAGATATTTTCAGAGATATTGATTATGAGGCGTCTAACATAAATGTATTACTTGATGTATTGAGTTATAATTCATATTTAAATGCATTCTATCTTAATATGGTAGGTAATGAAAATTTCATGGATAGTGCCGTATTAAAGGATACTGTGGTTTCCCATGCCAAAGAATTGAATTATATTCCCAGATCAAGAACGTCTGCCAAAGCTAATATTGGAATTACAGTAAATATTAATAATCCATCACTTAGAGAAGTAGTTATTCCAAAATATAGTATGTTTACAACATCAGGAATAATCGCATCTAATAACAATATTACTAATTATACATTCTTAAATAGAGATAATATCATACTTCAAAGATTAAATGCGACATCATTTAGTGGAAATAGTGATATCTATGAGGGCACATATGTTAAAGAATATTATACTGTCACTGGTGAAGCTGATCAAAGATATGTATTATCAAATAAAAATGTAGATACTCAATCAATTAAAGTAACAGTTCAGGCATCTAATACAAATACAAGTAATAATATTTATACTAATGCAACATCATTATATGGATTAGATACAGATTCTACAGTATATTTCACTCAATCATATTTTGATGATAAATATGAAATTCTTTTTGGTGATGGCGTATTTGGTAAAATGCCAGTTTCTCCAAATTTAGTTACAATTGAATATATGGTAACAGCCGGAGAAGAGGCTAATGGATGTAAATTATTCCAGTTCAAAGGTAGACAAAGATATAATTTCAATATTTCCACAATAGAAAAAGCTAATTCTGGTAGTGAACGTGAGACTATTAAATCTATTAAATTTCGTGCCCCTAGACATTTTCAAACACAAGGTAGAGCGGTAACATCAGAGGATTATAAAATATTAGTCAAAAATAATTTTAATGATATTAGTGCAGTAAACGTGTATGGTGGGGAAGAATTAGATGAACCACAATATGGTAAAGTCTTTGTATCCGCCAGCACAACAACGGGAGAAGTTTTAAGTAATAATAGAAAGGTTGAAATATTAGAATTTCTTAAACTCCGTTCAATAATGTCGATTAATTCTGAATTCATAGACCCTAATTATCTTAATCTTATGGTTAAAACAAAGGTAGTATATGATCCTACTTTAACTAATATAACTGAAAATGAATTAGTAACTAATATTAGAAATGGTATAGTAACATATAATCTATCTAATTTATTGGATTTCGATAAAGATTTTAGATACAGTAAATTTATTGGTAGTATTGATGATTTAGATAATTCTTTTGTAAGTAATAGCACAGATGTTACTATGATTAAGGAATATAATCCATTATTAGGTGTGAATTTAATATTTACGTTAGAATTCAAGAATGAAATATTAAAGGATGATATTAGCGATTCTAGATTATTAACAAATGAATTTACATTTTATTCCTCAGAATTTACTTATAACGGTCGTCCAGCATTTTTTGGTGAGGATGGTGTAGGGAAAATATTCATATATGAATATACCGAACAAGGAAGAAAAGTATTAAATTCAGATTGTGGAACTATTAATTATGATCTTGGAAAAATCAATATCAATAATGTAGTAATAGATAATTATGTTGGTTCTGCGGTAAAATTTTATGGAGTTCCTAAGAATAAAGATATTTTTGTATTAAGAAACACTATTATACGTATAGATTCAGATTTAATAGATGTTAGTATAGAAAGAGTATAATGAGAACTTTAGAACAAAATATTGATATTTTTATTGAAAACCAAATACCATCATTTTATCTTGCTGATAATAATCTATATGGTGGAAAGTTATTAGTAGAATTTATCAAGGAATATTATAGATGGTTACATTCAACAGATGAAATTGGATATAAAACCAGAAAATTACTTGAATATGGTGATATAGATTTAACTACAACTGATCTTCTGGAAAAATTAAAAAAGAAATATATTGCAGATTTACCGTCTGATATAATTGCAGATAAACGTCTATTAATTAAAAATGCATTAGATTTTTATAGGAATAAAGGAAATGAGAAATCATATGATATTCTTTTCCGCGCCCTATTTGATAAGGATGTAACAGTATATTTACCAGGAAGAGATATATTACGTCTCTCTGATGGAGAATGGAATGTTCCACAATATCTTGAAGTCTCATATGTTCCAGATTTACAAACATATGTGAACAGAAAAATTATAGGTATTGGTAGTGGGGCATCTGCCATAATTGAAAATTATCAACAATTAGTTGTCAATAGAAAAACTATTGAAATTTTAACTATTTCAAACGTAAATGGTTTTTTTGATCGGGGAGAATATATTAGACTTGCTAGTTCTACTGATATTGAAAACCTTCCCAAAATATTAGGTTCTCTAACAGGGGTTAGTGTTATTGACGGTGGAGCAGAATTTTCTATTGGTGATATTCTTGATATTTCTGGTAACGGCAAATCCGGTAAAGCTAGAGTTGTAAATACGATACCCTCCGATGGTAAAGTAAATTTTAAATTAATTTCCCCAGGGTCAGGATATTCTAGAACCGCTATTCCAATAATATATCCTAGAGTTACATTAACATTATCATCAGGAAATAATAATATTTCATCTGGACAATTATTATATCAGGCAGATAATCTAGCTAATGGAATAGTGTATACTAATTCTACTAATGAAGTCGTTATTAAGGAAATTTCTAGTGGATTTACAGTTGGTAGTTCTATAAAAACAGCATTATTAATGCACATTGGGAAATTAGCTAATACTGTTAATAATATTGCAGTAGGCGATGTAATTAGTCAATATAATGGGGCAACTAAAATTGCTAATGGAATTATTGGAGCAATTGAAACCAATACTAATAACACATCTATCATAGTAATTGATACATTAGGATCATTCACCCAATCTTTCTATACTGGAACTAGAGCAAATAATATCATTATTACTGATGCTTCAAGTGTTAATTGTTATGTATATTCTATAAGTGGAGGTAGTAATACGGGGTCTGGTGTTATTACTGATATTGAAGGTGGGGGAACTGGGGCATCATTTAGAATTGGTGATATTTATGATACTGAATATGTGAGT